TGAAGGAGCAACTGCTGGAAGCCAAGCAGAACCGTTGTCAAAATTTAAAGTATTATCCGAAGTATCGTAAACCACTCGGCCTTGAGTTCCATTGGCAGGTAAAGATGACTTTGTTTCAAAGAACCTAAACCCGCTCGCTGTATCTGCATTGTCGTTATCTAAACCGCCGTTGATCTGTGCTGTGATTGCAGTATAATTTCCGTTTAAATTAGATGCTGTTACTGTTCCGCCTGTTTGATATGTAGTTGGAAGCTCTACTTCTGCTGCAATGACATTTGTACAAATAAACAATAGTAATAATAAAATCATTTTATTCCTCATAGGTCATCGGACCTGCTCCAAGGCCGAACCCGACCGTAGACGTTTATAGCCTGTAGTTTAACCACTTGATCTACGTCTTCTTGCTCAACCTTAACTTGAATCCTCTTGAACTTTCCATATTGCTGGGCTTGAATAAGCTTCAAGGTTAACCCCTCAGATTGAAGGGTGGCTGGTAACGTAAATGGTAACGTGAGTGCATTTCCGAGTAGATTAACCGTTCCAATAGTTTGCCAGCCACCGTTATCTATGTTAATTGATACTGTTGCGTTATAATTCCCTGTTGGAAAAAACTCTAATCCTATGCTGTCTAAATTCTTGTAATTCTCTGGATATCCAAAGTCTATTCCTCTGGTTGCATACTCGAATGCAATCCCAACAGTTGGCCCGCTAGCTCCATTAGCTGCTGTGCCAAAATCTCCTTCTGTTCCAGTAAAACATTCAACTACTCTTCCATCGTTAGCGTCTGTGTAGTAAAGGACGTTGTCTTTAACTAACCAATCTTTCGGGTACCAACCATCAATAGTCCACCAAGAATTTGTTAAAAAGTCATAAACTACAACGAAATTATTAACCGAACTTGCCGCTGTCGGAATTGCTAAAATGTATTTATTCTCATAAAGAATAGCCGCTGCTTTACCAACATGCGTCACATTAAGAGTAGTATCTCCAGTTCCGTCAAAAATGTCTTGAATGGGCTTACTCATAATGTCCACTAAAATCTTATCAAATTGAGTCCTCTGTAAAGAACGAATAGCGTAAGGAGGAGAAGATAAAAACCAGATATCATTACCTAAAAACACCACTGATCTAGGAGCAGGCGTTCCAACGTCTTTTGAAATCGGCGTAACTGTAAACCCAGTTGTTGAAGGGTCTCCTGAAATATCTAAGTCAAAAGTGCTTCTTTCCTTAAACACAATTAACTCTGAAAGCCTAAAAGGAACAATCTTTTTTACAGCTTGGCCATCTCCTGTGTTAATCTTCCTAATGTTTAATGTAGGAAATGATTGAGGTATAAGGTTTGCGCTAAAATATACCCAGTCAGGATTGACCGGATCACCTGCTAGGAATAAATAGTTTGCTAACCAAGCTGATGTCGTTGCTACTGGAGGAGAAGTTGAAGCCCATGTTCCACCAGCATTCCAAACAGATCCATCCCACCAAGCTGTATTTGCACTACCGTTAAACACAAATAATAGGTTATTAGCTTGAATAAATCCCGTATCAAACCCAGAACCCATTGAAGAAGTGCTTATTTGAACCCAATCTGTTGAACTACTCCTTGCAACTGTAGTCCCAGAAGCTACCGTTATATATGAAGTTGTGCTGTCAACATAGTAAGCGCCAAGACCAGTAAAAGCACTGCTGCCAACGTCCTTTAAGAAAAGCTCTTGACCAGCTCTAGTAATGGCTTGGCCTTTACTGCTAATATCGGCATTCTTTACAATAGTGCCTTGGTTTGCTTCTAATTTGTCAAAGAACGTCTTACTGTTTTGACCGCCACTAAAATCAGAAACCCTTATTTTCTGTATTTCAGATGTCTGACAGAATGCTGGACGACAAGAACTAATAAGGCACAATAATATGAAAAATAGTCTATGCATTAACGTCTGTGTGCCTGGGCCATTGTTGGTATTAATTTATGTTGAAACCCAGTTCCCATCTTATCTTGTTGATTACGAATAGCTGTCTGCAAAAAGGCATCTGCCTTCTTAAACATGTCTTCCGCCCTTGACTGAGCTTCTTTTTCTTCATGAAAGGCGAATCCTGTAGCGTAACAAGTTAAAAAGTCATCTAACTCTGCAAAAGGATAGTCATTATCATCAACCAATTTAGTCATCCGGCGCTTATAAGCTATTCTATAGCTAATAGTAGAATCGGGTATTAGCCCTAAGAATAAAACAGGATAACGGGACTGTCGATCATACGGAGCAATTGTTGCTAAGACTGTAGGTGTTGATGTGGCTACCGTAATATAACCAACCGTATTGCTAGACTTAACGCACCTTGTTAAGCCATAATAAGTATTCGTTCCTGCAACATATGTTGTTGGGCTAGAGGTGCTTACAATAATATCTTCGTGTCCTAAAATAGTCTTTGCTGAGTCAAGCCATCCTTCAATTCTTACTGTAATCCCACCGTTATCAGAAGAACTAGAACTTTTAACCTGAACTGTAAACGAAGACGAAGGCTCCGTGGAGACGGCATTTATACCATAAAGCATTGCTTGAGAAGGTTGACCTTCAACGGCATCTGCTACCGAAGCGGTATTAGCATCTACATATTCTTCTCTAGTTATCCAAGATAGCTTTGTATTGTTCGTGAAGTCCCACAACCTAGTAGGCTTATCGAAATCACTGGGCATGAAATATTTCTCTTGAGCATCTACTCCTGAAAAGGTGTAAGTAGATTGTAACTCTGACCAAAAGTCATACGCATAAAAGGCATAGCTTTGACCAAGGTTTAACCAAACCTTGATCTTACTGCGATAATTGTCGTCGTTTACGTGCTGACTTAAAACTTCAACGTTGTCTAGTAATTCACCAAAGTTAAAAATGTTTACCTCCTTGGAAAAAACAACTATAATAAATAAAAAAGGAGAAATTATGACAAAAAGAAATGGATATATTGTTTTTTGTAAAAAATGTGGAAAACAATTTAGAACTGTTCCATCGTTGGCTAAAATATTTTGTTCTCCATTGTGTAGAACAAATGCTTCTCGTGGAAAAACAATTTCTGAAGAACATCGAAAGAGAATTAGTGAAGCTAATAAAAGAAACCCTCCAAGTACTGCATTTAAAAAAGGGCAACACGTTTCTCCAAAAACGCAATTTAAAAAAGGACAACTTGGCAATAAAGCTGGACATTGGAAAGGTGGAATAACAAAAGACTCTCGTGGATATTTTATGATTCTTAAACATGGTCACCCGAGAGCAAGTAAGAAAGGATATGTTAAAAAAAGCATACTTGTCATGGAACAAAAAATTGGGAGATATCTTTATCCTAAGGAGGTTGTTCATCATATTGACAGAAACATTGGTAATGACCGTCCTGATAATCTTCAACTTTTTAATAATAATAGCGAACATATTAAATTTCATTATTCTCAAGGTTTTCATAAATCAAAAGTATAGTCTCTACTTGATGAACTTAACATGCCGTCAATCTGATCTTGGCGCTCTTCATCGGTCAAAGAATCAAACATTTTTGAAGACACATAACCACCGTATTGAATCTTTGTGGTTGAGTCATTAATAAACAACTCTTCCCCAGAGTGCAGGTCTAAAACCTTCATACCTCTAAGCAATGCTCTTGGTTTGCGTGAAGCTCGTCCGCGCATAATTCACCTCCATATAAAACAATCCTAAAACCAAACAAAGCATAAAATAAGATACTGGAGCATGTATAACGTAAACTCCGCAAGAAGCAACCGCTATGGCAATAAGAGAGCAAAAAGTCACTATTAACCTGTTTGTCTTAACAGACATCCAAAATTTGTAAATAATATCAGCAATAACTCCAAATAAAATCAATATTCCCATAAAGCCAAACTCAAATAAATATTCTATTAAGTCGTTATGGGCATGCTCCCAGCGCGGAGTTACTCGATAATTAAAACCTTCTCCAAAAACCTTTTCTGTTTGAGATTTAGGGGATATTACCATAAAGCTCCCTAGCCCAAATCCTGTTAACGGGTTAGATGTTACAATTTGCTTGGATCCGTTCCCGTAATCAACTACAACCTTAGAATTAAAATATTGTGAAATAGTGTGTTCCCAAATCTTCATTCTAGCTTTAGTTACATCTGCTATAGCGTCATACTTTTGCATCATAAAAATTCCTACAATAAGAATTGGAATAAAAGCAATTAACAACACTTTAGACTTCATAAAAATAGCATACGACAAAAACCCAGCTATAATCCCGGCCCCAGCAGATGAGCATGCAGAAAATACTACAGCTAAGATTGAAATTAAAAACAACGGCATACAGAAATGAAGCAAGATAGGCGCTACTGCTGCGTAATAAGCTCCTAATTGATTATGACTGCCAACAAACCCTACAGTGTCAGAAAGATTGCTGTTTGCTATAGAACTGAAGAATGGATCTAAGTTAAACTTCTGAAGGATGACTAAACCAAATTGAATAACCGCCACTAAGATAATGGCATTATAAAGTTTGCGAGCTGACTTCATTTTTGACACAAAACAAATTAATCCTATTCCTGCATAAGCTGCTAAAAGGCAAAGCATTGCCCGAGGATGCTGATTACAAATAAAGATATATGAATAAAGGCAATAGATTGAAAGAATGGCTAAAGGTTTATTTACTTTCCAAATCAACAAAGAAGCAAACAAAAACCCTAGCATGATTAAAGCCACATATTGAGGATACCAAACAATGGTTCCAGGCATTTGAACTACGCTTGCTAGTGGAACTAGGAAAATACTAAGGTAAATTAACTTTGACACTTTAAGCCCTTAGGAGAGGGCAGGATTTTATCCCCGCCCCCTCCTGTTTCATTATGATTGAGTACCTATGATTATACATCCCATCCCCGGCTCTCTGTTATTCCAGTTCCCACTTGGGAAAGAAGAATAAGCAGAAATAGTTGGATAAGACGCTAAACATGCATCACCATCACCGTTCACCCAGATGTAATAGGTGTATAAAACACCATGTAAATCTGGAGCGGATAATGCTAAAAACCCAGGATTACCAGTTTGATCCCCGCCTGAAACTCCAACGTGACCAAAGTTAGTCTGATTTTCTTGAGTATATTGCATATTCCTTGTTGTGGCGTTGGCATTCGAAATACAAACTAAAAACACAATTGCCGCTAAGGATGCAACAATATTTTTCATTTGTCGCCTCCTTTAAGCCCCTTGTGAACCGTAGGTGCCTTTATAGTGGCTGTAACCCACCGAGAAACGCATACGGGCTAAGTGTTTAAGGTTAGTAGTATCGAAATCAGTGCTTTTACGTAAAGCGCCCAAACGCACGCGCCAGAAGAATTTCAGCGCATGATCAGCTTTATCAGCCAATAAGAACCAAGCATCGGTATCAGTTAAGTAATGGTTCACATTAAAAGACAAACCTTTACTCATGATAGCATTGCGTTCGTTGTTGGCTGTATAAGGCTTGTATTCTGACTTCAAAAGCTCTTCTGCAACAAACTGATTGTCAACAGAGACTAACAGTTGTTTAGGGAAGGTTGCTTTGTGAAGTCCACGTTCATCTACAAACTGACCAAAAGCTGTGATAGCGTTTTGCAACGAAGTCACAGACAGATCAGCTTGTGTAGAAGGCGTGTTAGATTGAGTGCCTCCAGCTAATAACGGGTGAGTTGCGCTAAATAATGGCTTTCCGTCAAAACCATTAGTACCAAAACCATTGTTAAAGACGTTAGCCGCGCTAACTTCAATGGTTTCTTCTGCAGCCCCTGCTAAAGCTGTAGGCAGCTTTGCAAAGGTTTCAGGTGTGTGCAAGTTATCTTCGATAGCTTCTTCGGTGATTTCATAACCCATAGCATAGGTTGAATGCGTATAAGTTTCAAAAATACCAGGAATGATGGTATCGTAAGTTGCTGCAACACCTTCTGACTTAACAGGCATAGCCTGGAAGCCAGATTCGTATGAGTCTTTTTCAGATTGTTTATCTGAACTCAATACGTTAAATTGAGCGGTATATTCTTCAGGCCACCGCTTAATGCCATCTTGCCAGCCTTCTTTTAGATTCGCATCTAGAAAGTCGACTATTTGGCCAGTCGTAATTACTGCCATTTATTTATCTCCTTGTTAAACACCAGTTGCTTTACCTGTCCCCATGAAGATACCTTCATTAAAAATGACTTGCCATTTAGCATTAGCTAAAGTGATGTCATTAGTGGGATCGTTTACCTTATTTGGAGCAATAAATACTTGAGCTCCAGTGTTAAGGTCATTTCCGTTGATAGTATGAGCTGACTCAGCAGTAGTCGTACTGCCAGTTCCTGCCACGTGATCTGTAGAGGCAAAGATTGCCGCTGCAGTCAAAACAGTGTCGGTTTGAGCAGTAAATACTCGTCCAGGCAAAGCTAAAGCAACTAATGCATATCCCGCTGTAGAAGACGGAAGATACTTAGTGCTTACAGCAGAACCCCAACGACCTACTGGAATCATGTCAGTGTCAAATAACT